TGACATATCCGCAACAGACTTTTCGTTGATCGCATCATCAAGTTCTTTTTTAGATGCTAAGTTACCAACAGAATCAATTACAATACAAACTTTATCACCACGTTCTACATCTTCAAGTTGTGCTATGATATCAAACTTAAGTTCTTCAACATTAGTGATAGGAGTATGTAATACTCTATTAGTATCAATGCCAAAGTTTTCAAAATAAGATTGTGGTGAACCAAACTCTGAATCATAAAATAATAACACAGCATCTTCATATTTTTTTAAATAAGCACTTGCCATGATCAACGCGAATGAAGTTTTAAAGTGTTTTGAAGGACCAGCCAATACCGTAAGTCCAGGTGCTAATCCACCGTCCATTGAACCAGATAATGCTACGTTTATCATTGGTACATCTGTTGACACCATATCTTTATCGTTAAAAAATTTAGAATCAGAAAGTATTGAAGTAAAATCACTTTTACTATTCTTCTTAAGTTTATCCATTATTGATGACATATATTTCTCCTACAAATAATAGTATTATTATACCATAAAAGCATCTAATTGTAAAGGTTTATTTTGATTAATTGTTGATTCATTTTTATTGTCTTGAACCATAAAATCAGTATTCCACATTTGATTGTCTAGTCTTCCATCACAGAATTTTAAAACTTCTTCAGCCATGTCCATCGCCGTGGTAACTGGCACGTTTTGACAAATATGATTTAAATTTTTGACTCCACCCTGCAAAATAAAGTCTTGCGGTAATCCCATTATATTTAAACATTCTCTTATAGTAAGATGTCTATCAATATCAGGATGTGTTAACTTAGTAGGTGCACTACCCACAAAGGCTCCGATATAATTTTTTGGTACGTACACACCTCTTCTCATTATATTACCACCAGATGCTAGTTTTTCATGCATTACTTTACAACGCACTGCTTGTTTTTCAAAGCCATTAGCCGCCATCCATTTTGACACTTCGTTGTATGTTACATTTTTATCTTCAATGTAATGGAGAACATCATAACTCTTATTGATCTTATTTTGAAATTGATTATGAGTTATGCCACCTTCAAGTTCTTCAAGTACGTATCTGTAATAAGGATCATGTGATGGAATTGCTGTGTTAGTAAGCACATTCATTGGATCGTCTGGATTATTTTGAGTTGATCTTATAGTATCTTCAATCTTAGTGTGATTTCTTTTTATGTAACTAAGTTGAGGTACTTTTTCACCTTTCCAAAAGAAATAAAAAGATCTATCTCTTACTTGTCCTAGTCCATGAAGAAGAGACTTTGTTTTATACAATGAAAAAGTGTATCCATTACGTTTACCGATTTCTCTAAGACCTTCAACAACAGGCTCTCCCATTTTTGAAGCGAGTCTTGGTGCATTTTCACCCCAGAATACTTTAGGCTTAAGCGTACTTAAAACATAATCAGCAGACGTAGACATCCAATCGTTAGCAGCAGCATCAGAAGATGCTGAAGTATTAAGACTAGATAAGCCAGCACAAGGACAAACCGTGTTGATGACATCAACGTTAGGTAAATCATATGACTTATTATTATTCAAAAGATAATAAGGAACTTCTCTTTTATAATATTCAACTAAGTGCGTATCGTTTGCTTTAAAATCTTCATAACTTAATATGTATTCCGGTCTCTTCTTAAAGACATTTTGCATAGCTATTGTTTCTCCACCTATGAGTGGAACTATACTTGCGTAATTCATTAGTGCGGCACCGTGTTTTTAATAATGTAATCTCGTACGTTTACTTTTGGTTCCCAACCTAATTCTTTCATTGCAGTTATATCAGCAGTATTATCTTGTGCTTCGCATGCATCACCATCAGTAACTTCAATGCCTTCCCATCCGGCTAATAAACCGAGGTCTTCAACTACATTTCCTTCTCCAGTGCCTATATCATAAGCTGGTTTTAACGATCGTATATTTTTACTCATAAGTAAAACTATAGCGTTTACTACATCACTTACATGTACGAAGTCTCGAGTATGTCTAGTAAGATACTTAATAGTTCCGTTTACTAATTTTCCAATTAACATAGAATCTCTTGCACCATCACCATAGACTGTGGTAAACCTTAATCCTACTTGACCAAACTTTGCAGTTTCTTCATTTACCTTTTTACTGATGCCGTAAGGTGATAACCACCAGTTATGAATACAAGAAGATGAGGCATAAAGTAATGGTATATTATTATAATGACATATATTTTGTATTCTTGTAGTGTTTTCTACATTATTTTTCCAATATTTTTGTGGATCTTTTAAACTTGCTCTTACATCAGCATAAGCAGCAAGATGAATGCAATAGCTAATATCGCCTGGATCAAAGTCTTTGATGCAGCGCGGAGGTTCTTGTCTTAAATCCCATTCAACTATTTCATGGCCATCTTTTTCAAGTCTTGTTTTAAGGTGACTTCCAATAAAACCTCTTGATCCTGTAATTGCTATTTTCATACGAAAAATTCCTCCAAACTTGTTTCAATAACGTTGTACTTTTCATTATAATTTAGTGTATTGCTTATGATATCATTATATACTGTCTCAGCATCACAATGTTCTTTCCAAAACTCAAACATCATATTTCGCCATTCATCTCTTTTAACATTATCTTTAGCTAATAAGAGCATACTGTTTGCCACTTCTTCAGCATTAGCTGCATTCACAGCAAGTGTACCAGTATTTATGCACTGACTTATAGGTTTACCTTGCTTTCTGTGAATAACGTGATCACAAAAGTGTTTATGAAAAACTGGAATAACACCAGCAGCAAATGAATCAGTGTGACAATATTCGACATTATTACCATATATGTCTTCTTTAAAGTACATGAGATCAGAGCCAAATCCACCAAGACTCATACGCTCCATCATTTCAGAATGAGTGTATGCTCCATATAAGTACGCACCTTTTCCAGAAATTTCGCTACCATAGTCAGGGTGTTTACCAGTATTATCAATACCTTTTTCTGGCCTGAAATAATTTATCACTTCTCTTCTATCTGTCATCTGCTTTGGATTTTTATAAAGAACTGCAGGATAATTTATTGAAGCTTCTAAACCTTCTAATATAGTTTTAAAACCAAATGCTTTGAGATGATCATTATGAAAATCAATCATAACATCTGGACCTTTCCACATAGCTGTACGACCAACCCATCTTACAAGGTATGGATCTTGCTGCTCAATAGGTTTCCAATAGTCTTTATTAAAATTGAATCCTACACTCATGTTTGTGATTGGTGTTTTAATTTTGTTCTTTTTAACCCATTTGCCAAAGGGATTTTCAATGTAATGACACATTAAAACATCTACCTTAGAACATATTTCAGCTAAGCCAGCGTTTCTATTTATAGAATGTATTTTATGATCTACTTGAACTAAAGATTTACGAACTTTAATTTCGTCTATCATCTTTATAAAGTTATTTACGCAATCTTCAGGATGTGATTTAGATGGTACACTCCAAACAATACACATATCGAGTTGATTAATTCTTTCAACAACCTTTGAACATGTTAATAAATCTGGAAATTTCTTAGATGGTTTACTTACTTCATCCCAATCTGTGCCTCTGAAGTAATTCACTTTAAAATCCATAGAGTTCATTCTTTGCCATAGTTTATCAATAGTAGCATATACTTCTACACCAGGAAAAAGCTTTTGAAACTCAACTACATTTTTAGTTAAGCCTACACCTTCTACACCTCTACCTAATAAGACTCCTACTTTCATTTTAAATACTCCTTTATCTGGTTTATAACCATAGGTTCATATGATTTATCATTAAATTTTCTATTACGTGGCGAAGGGTGTGGAGCAGCTAAGTGTTTTATACCTATTTTAGTGAAATATTGTGACACAAAACTACCTAATGTTATAATTTTATTATAATTTTTAGTGATTTTATAAACATATGTTTCATCTATATCAGCTGTTTTCAATAACTCCTTGTGGTGTGCATAGATGTTACTGAAGCTGTATAGATCTACCTCACATGCATCGAGCCAACGGTTTAATCTATTGAGCGTTGGTGATCCATTCTTACGTTTATTTATGGGTGTTTTACCCGGACTATGACCAATAACTAAAACTTTATCCAATCCCATAATATATTCGCCTCCTCAAACATTTCTTTAGTCATACGACATGAAAGTTTCCAATGATCAGGTACTTCATGTATAGGTGATACAACTCTTTTCACACCTACCTGTATTAAGCCTTTTGCACAGTCATGACATATCGGTAAACCATAAGTGTATATGGTTGATCCTTCTAATGATACACCATTTTGTGCTG